ATATGCGTGCGTGAACCACAAATGGGTGAACCGATCAATGGCGCGAAGCATCCGTCTTCGCGCCATTAATCATTATGCAAATATCACACCAAAAGAAGTTATGGCGTTAACAGGAGTGTTAGTTGTCGCATATGTTGCGCCATTTGCAGCAATAATACTTCCTGTATTAATGCGTATATCAAATGAGCTATTCCCGGTAATTGTTGTGCCAGTGGCAGTTATTTTGCCGCCTGTTTCAGCGTAACATCCTGTCGCGCCACCTTTGACTTGCCCAAGTGACACTACAACATCACCACCTGTGCTGGCCCCAACAACTGTTGACCCTCCCTGAATATTACCGCTGTTCGCGGATATAGATGCTCCATCAGCCGCCAAAATGCCCCGGCCAATACTTCCAGTAATGACGCAGTTATCAACTGATATTCTCGATGTGTACCGGCCTGTAATGCCGATTGTTTTTGTCTGATTAGCTATCAACCCAAACGCCGAAACGTCAGAATCTATAACGGCGGATATCCCATAAAAACTGCCAGTTGCCTTCCCTGCGCTGGCATTTATGCGTGATCCGCGGTAAGCGTGATATGAGGCACCGGGGTTAACGAATCCAGTTGTGTCTGATGGAATATTAGTTCCGGCATTCAACGCTGATGAGTTATGCGCATTTATCGTTGCAGCCATATCAGCATAAAAACCGTAAACAGAACAGTTATCGGCATTAGAATCCGCAGCAGAAATCACCGCTCCACGCGATGCCCACATCCCAAATTTACAGCCGCTAACATTCATCGTATCCGCATTAACACGCGATCCCCTTGTTGCCATCACGCCAGCCTGTGTACTGCCTGAGGCATCCGTAAACTCAGCATGGATTGTGCTGTTACGCTCGCAATAGATGCTGTTCAGCAGGCAGCCAGTGGCGACCGCATTCTCACAGACAATGGTGCTTCCTTCCTGAGCCTGGAACGTTGCGTGCCTGAAGTTTTTACCACCTGCTATCTTTACTGGATTTGGAGCCTCCTCAGTGCTGCTGGGTAGCCTGTCAGACCACCCATAAGAGCCGCCAAGGGCGAAATAAAGCGTTCTGGCTATCTGCTTGCCATCAAAAATGCAGCCCAGCACAGGCCCCCTGGCATGATAAGCCATTAAAACCGTGCCTGATGTAACCGTAGCCCCGCCGTCCGGGCCGACTACTCCGATAAAATCATCTGAAACCTCTACTACAGAATCGACTGACTGAATGTAGAATTTTGAAAAATCACCGTTTTGTACCTTTAGCCCAAACTTTTCTTTATACCCTGACTCAATATTCAGGATGATTTTTTTACCCTGAACGATGGTCTGATTGAACAGTGAATCAACTGCAGCCTGCAGATTTGAGTAATCTGATGGAATATTAAAGGTTACAGCGTCTGAGAAAGTTTCTTTATAGAACCCCTCAGGGGTTTTTATTGTTGCATACGCTGCCTTCTGATCGTCAATTTCCTCCTGCACCGTTTTACCTGAGGAAGAACCAATAATGCTGGCGCCAGATGTAGATAGCAATTCTGTCCTGAGTGAAGCATCACCAACACTAATCCACTTTCCTACCCCTATACCGCCAGTGTTTTCTGGCGTTGAGCCAGCAGGCACTGACTTTGGTAATGTCCCGTCCCAGCGGTAATACTCCCCATTTGCCTCATCCTGTAATACCTGGTTCGGAAGAGTCAACTCGTTGTTCGGTAATGGAGCTCCAAGTTGAAAGCTTTTTAGAGTCACATATCCAAACGCTGCGATAGCCTGCTGAGCAACCCAGCGGAGGCCTTCGATGGTGTAATGCTCTTGCCCAAATCGGTCTTTATAAATGCGCTGTAGGGAAGTAACGAACTCGTCAATTTTCCCGGCGTTAAATTTCAGGTCGCGCGGCGTTTCACTCGCCACAGGAAAATTTGTTGGTTGAGTGGCCATATGTATTCCATAAAAAAACCCGGCACGGCGGCCGGGTTGGGAGGGTGGGGTGAGGCTTACTGATAGACGCTGTCGCTGTACTCGGAGACCGTCAGGGAAACCGTGTTATCGCTGTTGGGTTTGATGCTGTTGACGGTCCACAGCTGGCTGTCCAGCTCTTCCACTGTGGCAATCAGGTAGCGCGACGGGAGCTGTACGGTGTCGCCATTCCAGATGTTGAGCTGGATCGCAGGTATCGCCGCGGTGAAGCCGTATGGCGTGTCACTGCGTGCCGCTGCCGGATAGCGCAAGGTTGGATTGCCCAGGCTGTCGGTGACCAGCACATACATCGTGCCGGAGAAGCCGATCGGTTCACTGGTGTCGAAGTTATTTCCTGAGCGCCCGGTGATGTATCCCTGCTGCTGGTTGCTGTCGTAGATGTCCGGCATCTGGATAACACTGCCGACCTGGATGATCCCGTCTTCAAACACCCGGGCATTCATCCTGACGCGGGAATACATCAGGCGCCGCGTTTCGCGCAGCGCACGTTCGCGCGCCTGATACTCGTTACGGAAGCCGACGATCTCCAGTTTGTTGGGATTCTCCGCCTCCTGCTCTACGATCGCCCCGTTCAGGACCCGGTAGTTGATATAGGTCTTGTTGTTCGTGGTCGGATGAACATACGACACCTGTACGCCGTCATATCCGCCGGGCAGCGTGGCCTCGTACGTGATTTTATACTCGTCCGTTTTCATGTTGGCCCGGTTGAATACCGCCGCCGGGTAGTCCACCTTCTGATCGCGGGTAAACGTCAGCACGCCGTCATCCCAGTACGCCATGACCGACGCGGCATTGCAGATCGCGCGCACCCGGTCGCCCAGCGAGTCGTTTTCGTCATCAAAGGTGTAATCGAACTGACCCAACCGGTCATCTGGCAAGCTTTCGGCGATCGCATACAGGCCGTAAAGGTCAATGCTACTTACCGGCTGCGCGCCCATAACCAGCCAGGTGTGCGCCACCGCATCCGCAAATGAGCGCGACGGCCGCAGGGTGTAATCTACCGTCTGCGTTGCCAGGTCGTAGGTGATCGTGTGGCGCGTTACCAGCGCGTTGTATTTACGCTCCCGACTGCCCAGGGCGTTCTCGGTCGCCCTCACCTTAACGCGCACCAGAGTGTCGGTCGGGTGAACCACGTTCGTGCGGATGTTTATGGCATGGATCTCTTCGACTTTCAGCACCGATGCGTCACTGGCGTTATCGGTACGCTGGAAGCTGATCGCATATTTTCCGAAGCCAGCGGCAGGTGTCAGCTTGTCCGTGCGATAGAAAATCTCGCTGGTATGGTCGTGCGGCGTGCCCTGGTAATAGGTGAATGTTTCCTGTGTCCCGGGGATCTGGTTGTAATCATCGTCGATTTTCCAGATAACCACCTTCCAGTTGGTTTGTTTATTCCCGCCCAGGCTGGACTGGGTATGCAGCCACAGCTCGGTGGATTCCACCGGGGAGAAGAACGGGCCGACTGTCAGCGCCTCGTTGTCGTTCAGGATGAAAGTGGTCGTGTTAATTGTGGCCGTAGCCGGCACGTCAGAAGGCCCCTGCAGATCGCTCATGGTGAACGTGTACCAGGTGACCGGGTCTATTACCGCGCCGTCGTTGGTCTCAACCGCGGAGATCAGCGTCCCGGAGAACAGCACATCCTTCGTGACACTGCCGGATGCAGTGGCGTATGTCACGTTGATGGTGAATGTCACGGCATGCGGCAGCACCAGCCCCATGAAGTAGTCGAATTCAGCCTGCTTCAGGATCTGCATGGCTATCTGGCCACCGGAATACGTGCCGCTCACAACGGTGTTGGCCGTCGCCGTTTCGACGGGGAAGTCGTCAGCATCGTTCTGGCCCGGAACCTCCTGACCATCCACATCATCGAAGCCGTAGCCCTCGACAATCTGCGGGATGACCTCGCCTGGCTGATGAAACTGATATTCAGCGCCAGCCAGAGAGCCCAGACTTGATTCCGAATAGCGCACCGACTCGTAGCTGTAGTGGCCGATCCCGATGCACATCCACTCGGTGACGTATTTCAGGCCGCCGTCAAAATCATCCTGCCTGATGTATTCGAATACCGATTCCTGAATCAGGTCCGGGAACGAACGCACCTGGCCGTAGATGTCCGGCTTCGCCTTATAGACGCGTGCGGTATTGGTCTGCCCGGTCAGGCTGTTGTTCGGTGAATCTACGGTGTTGCCGCCGGTGTTCGCAATGGCGGGCTTAGGTGCGAGGAACGAGAACACCTGCCCAACCACTTTGAAGATCGGGCTCAGGATGTCGCCGATAATGCCTTTTGGCTGGTCGAACAGCTGGATAACGTCCAGCTCGCTCAGTTCGAAATCCAGCTCGTCGTCATCACCGAGCGTAACGCCGTTGCGTACGATGAGCAGATCCCGGTGCAGGTTGCTATCGTTCTCTGTCAGCCATGAATAAAAAAAGGTGCCGTTTGGCACCCTGTATCGTTCTTTTGGCGTTCCGGGGAAGCGCTGCAGCTCAATGAGAGCCATATTCGAAATACTCCACTCTGGTGAATGCCCGCTGGATAACCAGCAACGAATCCATACGCACGCTGCCGCCCTCGCCGCGCGCGTGCAGCGCCTGACGGCTCAGTACCAGGCCGACATGCGCAGGCTGCGAACCCTGATAGCCGACGAAAATACCGCCCTCAACCGGTTTATCGATCGGGCGCCAGAACGTGACATCACCCTGATAGCAGGTGAAGAAGTCAGCCCCGGCTTCGTAGTCCGGCGTCTGGTGCAGTTCGGTGCCGAGGACATGGCGGAAGTACAGCACCACCAGGCCCCAACAATCGACCTTGTCAAAAGTGCAGGCCCGGTTTGACCAGGGCACGCCGATCATCCTCCGGATAAACTCAGAGGTACTGCAGGCCGGTGTACTCGACTGGGTCATATAGCCTTCCGATATTGTTATTCAGCGGGTTAGTCATGGATAAGGTGATCGACGCGCTGTCCGTGTCGATATCGACGGTTTTCACGTATAACTGCCACGATTTTGTCGGTGCTGATACGTCAATGCTGTCGAAAATCTGGCGTGTTGCTGTGATGGGAGATAGCCGGGCCGCGCCCTTCCATTTCTTCATCAACGATTTCACGTCCGTCGACAACCGGCCTAACTTCACCGTCGCGTCGATCACCGGCGTTCCGCTCTGCTGGCTTTCTTCGATTTCGAATCGTGCTGGCGTGTACGTCTGTCCGCCAATTATCTTTGCAAAGAACTGCTTGTCGACCAGGCGAACATAGCCGAACGATGGGTGGTAGAACGTGATGGTGTCGTACAGGCCGCGCGTCGGGCGCTGTTGTCGGTATTCACGGTAACTCGGCATCAGGGCACCCTCGGCAGGCTCTCCGAATCCCGACCGTCCGGGTAACCGGTAACGACGATATCCAGCCAGGTATTCCACGGCGGCGGCAGCTCAACAATGATGTCGTCAAACTCGTCGTCAGCGTTATACAGGCGATTCGCAATCACCGTGCCCGTCCAGGTTACCTCCCCGCCGTTGATGCTGGTCTGCACCGGCATCTGCGTGAAGTGCAGCTCCTGCATCTGCAGGCCGCTGCCGCCGATATTAACTGGCATGCGGAACCAGTTCAGGCCGCGGTTGAGGTAATTAGGGCTACGCAGCCACTGCTGAAAGGCCTTCTCCTGATCTAGGGTGAAAATCCATGTCAGCGACCAGGTAACTTTCAAGTCATCGGTCTGGTTCTGGAAGATGGCCGGGCCTACTGCGGGCTGGTCAGTCAGGAACCCGGTATCCAGTGTCATGTTCTTGCTGGCCTTCTGCGCCAGCGGCAGCCAGCCAGGGTAGTCAATGATCGGCATTAATTTTGCCCCCTTGGCGTGCGCTTGACGTTGAAGTTACTGGTGATGCCCTGGCTTATCATCCCGCCGTTATTCAGGTCAGCGACGATCATGTCTACGGTCACTCCACCATTGCCGTCAGAACTGGCCTGGGCATCTACTGCTGACCCGTTGTAGTTCTGGACATTGATGGACACGTTAATGCCGCCACCACCCTGCATATCCTTATTGCTGATGACCCGCCCGTTATCGCCGGGAATCATATACTGCTTCCCGGTTCTGGCACGGTAAATCTCCGGCATCCCGCCTTCGCCGACTTGGTACATGCTGCCAGAAGATACCGGGCCGCCGTTTTTGCGCTTGCCTGACACACTCATCGCCAGCGCGCCGAGAACGGCACCGATACCAATAGCAGCAGCGCCACCGAATGACGCGATGGAGGAGACAATCGCCGCCGGTGTCCATGCCGCGGTAGTGGTTGCGGCTGCGGCGGTACTTGCCGCGGTCGTTGTTGCCAGGCCAGCGGTCTGGGCAGCAGTCGAGGCCGATACGGCCGCAACTGTCGATGCCTGCCCCATCATGGCTGACCTAACCCACTCCACGCCCACTTGGACGAAGCTATTAATTAGACTGCTCAGGGCATTACTGCCAATAGACCGAAGCGCGTCCTCGGCAGTCATGCTTTGAGTGATGATTCCTGTCAGAGCATTGGACGCATTGCCCGCCAGAGAATCAAAAGCGGCTGCAGAGGCCTCATTAGCCAAGCTCTGGTTGCGCCAGATTTCCCACTGGGCTGCGATGCGCGCCTGCTCGTACTCTTTGTCGGCGCTGGCTCGTAGCATCAAAGCGTTCTGGTGTGTGATTACCCCCTGCTGCTCATACTGCTGGATAAGCGCCATCTGCTGGGTATGCTGGTTCTTTAACTGTTGAACTGGATCGACACCGCCAGCTGCTTCCTGCTGCGGATTCACCGCCTGCTGGGCGCGGATTTTGGCAAGGTTGTTCTGGTGTGCCGCCTCCAGGCGCTCTGCGGTCTCGTTGTATTGTTCCTGACTGATTTTCTTCGCAGCCAAGGCCGTATTCAGATCCTGAACGTCCTGCTTATAACTGGCGTTTTCGCGCGCTTCCGGCAGTAGTTTCTCGGCGGCGGCCTGAGCCTTAAGAGCGTTAGCGGTATCCCATTTTGCAGCAGCATACTGCCCGGCAAGATCGAGGTCTTTTTGAGTGGCAGCGGAACCCAGAGACTGCTGGGCAGTAAGTATGGCCTGTTCGCGGCTGAGTTGTTGAGTAGAACCAGCGGCGAGTTCAGCCTGTTGTTTAAGATTTGCCAGTTTCTGAGCAATGGATTCAGACTGCGAAGCACCCTTTTTTTGCTCGGATTGGAGTGTTTTTTGTGCCTGAGTATTACGGTAAGTCGCCGCAGCATCCTGCTCCATCTGCATGGCGTGAGGATCGTTTTTAGCGAAACCAGCATCTTCAGCTGCGTATTGCGCCTGCAGCCGTGCGCGTGCCTCACCCTGCAGCTTAGACAGCGCAAGATTTCTTTCCGATTGCTTGATGAGGTTCTTTTGCCCGGCGGTAAGGTTGTCGGTCTCTTCCTTCAGCGCCGCGACATTGCCTTTAGCAATGACAGCCTCGCGCGAAAGGTTTACCAGGGTGCCGATGAATGCAGTGAGTGCAGTCTGGCCTTTTTCCGTTGAGCTTTGAGTATTCTGAAGCTCAGTTGCTAAGCGCTGCAGTGCTTCCGGGGTTGGGTTCTTCGCAATATCTGAAAGCTGCTTACTGAGCTCAAAAGCTCGCTGCTCAGTGATGCCGAATTTATCCGCTACCGCACCTACAGTATTGCCAATGCTATTGGCTGTAGCCTGGAATGCCTGCCCGGCGCCATAGGCCTGCTTAACCGCGTCGGCGTAGTTATCAGTTGTAATCTCCAGCGTTGCCAGGCGATCATTAAAGCCATCCACCGACGCATAACCGCCGGAAAAGGCTGACAGTGCTTTATCGCCGAATGATAGCAGAGAGCTAGAGGCGTCACTGATAGCTTTCGGGATTTTGTTGATCGCCTCGTTGTATTCCAGCAGCGCCTGGTTGCGCATCAGCGTTGCCACCTCAGCATTTGTCTTTGCGAGATAGGCATATTTATCTGACAAAGCGGCCACGCCGTTCTGTGAGATGGTAATAACTTTATCCATCGCCTCAGCGGCAGCCTTTAATGCATCTATGGCAGTCTTACCGCCATTAAGGGATGTTATCAGCGCCCCTGCTACAACTGTGCTTAGCGCCAGAACTGCACCGATTACCGCACCGCCAGGGCCGAATGCGCCAGCAAGTTGCGAGCCCTGCTGGGCGAAAGCGACCAGTGCAGATTGCCCGCCCTGCACCTGAACGATGAAGTCCTGCACCTGATAGCCAGCCTGTTGCATGCTGTTTTTCCAGCCCTTATTTCCCCCTGCAGCGGTATCAGCCGTACGCTTCATATCAAAAAGCTGGCCGGTAAGTTCCCCGATCTTCTGCTTTTCTTCTTCTGTCGCCTTTGAACCAGCCCGCAACTGAGCGGCCAGAATTGATGCGCTGCGGGCGCCATTTTCCTGTGCCTCATCCAGCACAGCCAGTTGATTACCCAGCGCCTCGATGATTGATTCTGCACGGCTGAATTCACTACTCGCACCACCGGTACCGCTGCGGGCTTCTTCCATGGCGCGGGCAATCCCGCTCACATTGGTGTTTAGCTTGCGCAGTTGGTTATCCATAGAGTTGGCATAACCAGCCAGTTCAGTAAATGCGGATCCGGTTTGGGATGTGCTCTGGTCCAGGCCCTCCATGCCTTTGCCGGATTGTTGGGCAGCAGCATCTAGTTTATCCAGAGCATCAATGGCCTGTTTCCCGCCCTGCAGCAACGGTTCAACGTCGGCACTGATTTCATAAACGATGCTACCGGCGTTTTTCTCACCTGCCATAGTTTTCTCCAGGCATAAAAAAACCCGCCGGAGCGGGTATCATTGAATGACTATTCTCAAATGCTAATGTCTTCCAGGTATTGCGTTACCTCTTTAGCAGAGTCGCACTGGTATCTGGTCTGCTCATCCATCTTATTTCGCAAATGCGTTTTCGCCTGGCATTGCTCATTGAGCGAAGAGTAATTATTAACCGCTTTCATCAGCGCTTTGATACCCCGCTCACAAGTGGTTTTGTCTGCGCTGTCACCACAAAGAATAGCGGGTGCGCTCTTAACTGACTTGAGAACCTCAGTATCAGACAAGGCATTGAAGGAGGCGGTGGTCGCAACTATACAGAGGCACAGGGAAATTATTTTCATACGTCATCCAGTTCACATGTTTGAGTGTTTGGATTATTAATACCACACCGCAACGTGGTGTTCTGATTTAACGATTTCAGCGTGAATATCTTGCCCGGCGTGCCGCCTGCTTTTTCAGGTAGTCATCAGCAACCGCGTCGTACTCTTCTCGGGTGAAGCCCTTCTGATCAGGGTATTTCTGCGCCAGCATCAACTGAAACTCGGTCATGGTCAGCGACGCCGCTTCATCCCGGTTCATGCCGAAGTGGCTACGCGCCGCGCTGATGTAGTCAAACGCCTTAAACTCGTTCGTCGTTTCGCCTGACTCATGCCGCTGCAGGCGGCGCACACTGGCCTTACCTACGACGCCATGCTGCATAAGGTGCTGAGCCAGCACGATGATGTCGTTCCTCGGCATCTGCCCTGGCCGGTAAACAACGTACCGGCTCCACCCTTTCCACTCGCCTATCATCGGGGTGAGATCTTCATCACAGCAGGCCTGCATGATGTGCATGCTCAGCGATAGCAGCCGTTCTGCGATGCGATTCATCGAAGGCGATAGCCAGTCCGGAAAGAGGCCAAGCGTGTCGGTACAGAACTGGATGACGGCAGCAACATCACTACCGTGCACCGTGGCATACGCCTGAACAATCTCCGATGGCGTGCCGATCCGCGTCATAGCCATCAGTGATGGTCTCAGCAGGTAGTCTTTTCCGCCTTCACGGCCATCACTGACAGAAAACTCGCCAATGTCGATTAATGCTGTCATGGTCCTCCCCGGGTAACGATCATTATCAAGGGCAGCACGCTGCCCTTTGGAATGTCCGTTAGGTAACGGTAACCGTATGCACGGCCACAAAGTTTCCGTCTTCGGTGTTGATGATGATCTGCGCGCTGCCGGCGGCGACACGGTTCACCGTGACGGTGGTACCGGAAGCTGTAGCAGTAGCTTTGGTTGGATCGGTTGATGCTACGGTGAAGTCTTTATTTGTTGCGCCGGTTGGTGCGATATTCACCGTGAAGGTGCTGGTACCGCCAGCCGCGCCGGTGCTGGTTGCCGGGGTTACAGTTACGCCGGTCACCGCCACTGCCGTCACTTCGTTAACTTCGATCGTGCTAGCATCGCCAACTTTAAATTCGGTTGAGAACGTGACGATATCGTTGGTACCGCCGTCAGAACTCAGGGCTGTGATGTTCATATAGCCAATAAATTCTACCGGGCCGTAGTCCATGCGCACCCAGATACCGGGCTGGCGCTTGGCCTTCAGCTCGTCCGCGAAGTACTTGATGAATTTGCCGACACCGTACTGATCCAGTTTGTCCTTTTTGCGGACCTCACCTTCGAAGCTCAGGGTGAAATCACTGTTGGTGATGATGGTTTCGACATAGCCGCCGCCGTCATCTGCATCTGAGGTTACCGAGTTCGGGTTGAAGTCGAAGCCTTTCGACGTACCGGCCGCCAGCGCCTTCCACTCATCCTCCAGTGGTTTGACGTCCGGGCAACCATCGGCGACTTCCAGCACGACTGCGCCACCGAACAGGCGTTCGTTCGAATTCTGGCAATTAGCCATAGAAACTTCCTCTTTGACGTATAAAAAAGAAAACCCGCCTGAGCGGGTCTATTGGGTTGGTATGGCTACTCGCCGTAGGTACAAGCGAACTGGAGTCGGAAGACTATCCGACCTTCTGCCGTAAGTACCGGCGCAGGGATTGCACCCATGTTCTGGATGTAGCCGACACACTCATCTGCCATAGGGTTGGCCTGGACATAATCGATGATGCGCTGAACAGCATTGGTGGCGTCGCCGCGCTTATCCTTCGCGCCGATCACATCGACGAGGACGTGATGTTCAGAGCCAAGGTCATGACGGATGTTCGAGCCACCGTTTGGCCGGAATACCATCACGGCCTGGGTCAGATCTTCCGGGTCGTCATACATCAACTTTTGCACCGTGAACCCGGCAGTCAGGCCAGCATCACCGAACATGTTGCGCACCCGCTCGTGCATCATGGGTGTCATAGCGAAAGCTCCTTGCGCATCACTGCATCGATAGCATCGCGCTCTTCGTTTGCGCCTTTGGTAAGGAACTGAGGTTCACCGTGTGGATCCCAGTAGTTCCCCGTTCCGGTCCCGCCGCCAAACTCCTGCCCTGCTCGTGTGGTACCGAAGTGCGCACGTGGCTGGCCTTTCAACTTGCCGGATGCCTCATGGACATACGCCGCATAGCTGGCCGAATAGCCGACGCGCCCGGTAATAATCACGCCACCCGCATCAATTTCCCGGAACTGGCTGTTTACCAGCGTAGAGGTATCGATCGGGGTGTAATACGCAGCCCGGGCACCAATAAGAATCAACGCCGACTGGATGGCGCGGACTGCTTTCCGGCCCTGAACGTCGTTGATGATGTCGTTCAGGTGCTTTTTCGCCTGGCTGATACCCTTCACTTTGATGCCCATGACTACACTCCCGTCAGGATGGCGAAATCGTCCGCCACTCGCTCGAACGTGTCGGCATAGCGAATAACCTGCCGCACCTCGTCAGCGCCAGCAGCAACCGGATCCGCGTCGCTGGATTCACCAATCAGCAGGTAATCACCGGCGTCGGCCAGCGCATACTCGGTCCAGACGGTGTTCTTCACGACGATTTCAGTGCCCAGGTTGCCGATGCGCTTTGACAGCCCGCCCTCATAATCGACCATGATGACAACCGGCGCAGCGTAGCCATTCAGCGGATCTCCGTTCTCATCCCTGCCGCCTGTACCCTTGCGCCAGATGGTGGCCTTGGCGGTGTAGGACCACGAAGCAATGCTCGACATCAGTCTTCCCTCCAGCGCAGCACCACCGCGCCCGTGGCGCGAATTCGTGGGCAGTTGATGAACCATTCCCCGTCCGATTTAACGTAGCCGGTGGTCTCCCGCCCGGTGTCGGTCAGCACCCAGACGCGAGTGAATGAACGCGGCAGGCGGACGCTAACAGGTGTCCACGTCATCAGCAGCCCCCGACGACCATGAACATGCCGACGCTGTTTCCGGCGCTAATCGGCAGCTCCCCGGTGCAGCCGCTGGTATCGAGTCTGCCCAGTGCGTCGCGCAGCCAGGTGATGCTGTCGTCGCCGTACTCAAACGAGCGTGACGCGCCAGACGGCGCGCCCTGCGATTTGATGCGGCGCGCACCGGATGACGTTGCCATCAGCGCAGCGGCGTACATCAGGATCAGCTTCGCGGTGCAGTCGTCATACCCGGCCCCATCGAGGCACGGGATAATTTTATTCACCACACAGAGGATCGGGTCCAGCAGCGCTCCCGGGATGGAGTAACCCAATTCACCGAGAAACGCCTGCACGTCTGCCGCCGTGATTGGGTCAGCCATGGTTATTTCGCCTTCTTGGTTGCTTCTGCCAGTGCGGCCTCTGCATCTTCAGCGCGTTTGGTCACCGCCGCGAGCTGCGCATCGAAAGCTGCCTTCTCTTTCGCCGCCTGCTCGGTGAACTGTGATACCTGCTCCAGCGCCTCATCGCGTGACTTGGTCACCGCCGCGAGCTGTTCCTGCAGATCGCCTGATTGCGGTGAGGCCACCGTGGATGACTCGTCAAACAGCTTCTCACCCTTCTTCTTGTCGGTTTCTTTTGCCTTGCCAGATGCCTTCCAGCGCGCAGCCGTCGCATCGTCAACTTCAACTACCGCACCAACCTCCAGTTTGCGGAGATTGGCACCGGCGAATACGTTACCTGCTGTGATTTCTACCAGTGCCATAAGGCCCCCTTAACCGTGAGCGTACAGAACGCCGTGTTTAAGATTGATGTCCTGCTTGACCATCAGGCCAACAGCACCCCAAGTGCGCCATACATAGTCGCTGTTATAGAACGGGCGTGGATCTGCGACGGTACCAACGGCCTGACCAACAACCGGTGCGATAACACCCGCCGCCAGCGGAACAATCAGGATCTGGTTTCCGGTGAGCTCGGCATCCTCTTTCACCGCGGCAATACCAGACAGTTTCAGAATCTCTTCCAGCACCGTGCGGGTCTTGTTCTGGGTGTCGTAGTACTGCTCCCAGTTAGACATAATTTCGCTGGAAACGTACCAAGTCTGCTGGCCGTACTGGTTGTTCTGAAGTTTCAGCGTATCGCGTAGCTTGATAGCTCCGTTACGCATCGCTTCGGGATCAGTACTGGTGGCGAAGTTGATGTTCAGGCCGGAAGCGCCGAGGTCAACCTGAGCTACGCGATCGTCATTCTTCAGGCCTTTCCAGGTCTTGCCGTCGAATTTAACGAAGTTGCCTTCTGAGTCGCGGAAGCCGTTGAACATGTAGTCGACGATTTTGCGACGCACGTCTTCAACCGAGCCTCGCTGTGTATCAGCCAGCGACGACAATGCAGAGCCTTTGTTGAAGATCGGGTCACGCCAGTGGAACTTGAAGCCGCTGTCGTGCACCGGCACCATCGTACCGTCGAAGCTGTACGCTCGTGCATCCAGCGCCGCACCAATCTGGCCGGACATAGAGGTATGAGCCCAGCCACGGCCGCCGGTGCGCGCATATTCATACACGGATTCTTCCAGGCGAACTGAGCGGGACAGCGGCATCAGATCGTTAAACAGAGTGAACTCTGTATTCGGTTCGAACTGCGCCAGCACGGTCTGGTCATACGCGCGGTACATGCGGCGAATGTCGTCCACCGCGTTCACAGCGTCCAGATGTCCGTTTTCGCCGAAGCGAGCACGGGCGATGAAGTCAGCGACAGACTGCGCACTCATGTTGCGCGCCATCTCCAGCTCGCGGAACTGCGCCTGGTTGACTTCGAGGTTACCGGTGCGTTCACCGATAGAGCGGGAAAATACAAGCATTCAGGTGCTCCTTACTTAATTACGACGCGCAGCAGGTCGCCTGCTACCACGGTGTAAGCGACGTCTTCTTCGACGTAGGCGCGGACGTTATCGGTTGTACCGGCGGCTTTAACCTGGCCGCTGGCAATGGTCAGAGGCTGGCCTTTTTTGTAGGTACCCGCCGCTGCGCGCACGTTCAGGAACATACCTTCCAGCGGGTGGATACCCACCACCAGCTCGCCGACCGGGATCGCATCGTCGACGGTCTGACAGCGCAGATAGTCGTAATCAGCTACGTACAGGATCGCCTGCTCATTGCCATCTACGGAGGCGGTGAACTTGCCGGCAGCAAAGAAACCGATGGTGCCTGGCTTGGTGGCTGCCGCCGCGGCGCCTTCGCGATTGAGAAGCGGGTTTGGGAAAATACCGCCCGCGTGAATTACGTGTTTACCGTCTTTAGCCATTTTTTACTCCGGCATTTCGCTGACTGACTGGTTGTTGGTAGCCTGGCGGAATGCACCATTCAGGCCGGTTGAGGTCTGGCACTGAGCGAACAGCTCTTTCAGCGGCTCGCCGTCCAACGCGTTCACAGCGAGATCGGTCATGGCGAACTTGGCTTTCACCGCCGCACGCTGCTCTGACTTCTCTTTGTCAGCGTTAAAAGTCAGGCCAGATTTAACCGCGGCGAGATCGTCCGCGAATGGCTTAAACCATGCCGGGGCTTCCGCCTGGTTGTTGGCGCGCTCACGCTCTTCTTTCTCAGCCTTTTCGCGAGTTGCCTTCTCATCTGGCGTTTCGTTTTTGGTGGCTGCTTTCTCTGCTGCCAGCTGGTCGTATGCGTCCATCAGCTCGGCGTCGGACTTGCCTTCGGTCGGCTTACCAGCGGCTTGCAGCGCATTGATAATCAGTTCTTTCATCGGATCGTTCTCTCCGTTGGTTTTAATCTCGTACTCAGTTGGTTTGCGCACGACTTCTACAGGCTCTCCGACGAATACGGCCTTACCGGCATCATCGATGAGGTACTTTTGCTTCAGGTAACTGGTGTCATCCCGGTAGATGAAACTGTCGGGCCACACCGTTTCCGGCCAGAGCCACTTGTCTTCGCCCGCACCCTCGCGCAGCTTGTCGCTGATGGCGCGCTGGATATCGTCGAAGGAGAAATTGGAGGCGTTGGTGAAGAAGAAACGGGTTTTGTTTAGCATCCCTTCGCGGGTGCAGTCGGCGGCGTCGGCCAGGTTCGCCACTTCGATCTCCTGCTCATCACCCTCGGAATTTACGAAGATGCCCACACCTTCATCCGGCGTTCCGGCGCCAGGCTCATCAAGCAGCACCGCCACATGGTCGAACATCATGTTGGTGGCGATCTCGTTGTACTTTTTGCCCTTCGACTCGCCGTTGGCGGCAATGCCGGAATACAGCAGGCCGGTGGAGATGTGGATCGGGTCGGAGTTGGTGCCGGCCAGCATCTCGTCCAGGCGGTTAATCAGGCGCTTGCCCTTCTCGCTGGATTCGGCGTACTGACGGTTAACGTACATGTCGCCCTTCACCTTCCCGTCGTTGTGGCTGACGTTCTGCAGCCAGGCCCCGACGTGGTACTCGTTGACCGCCTGGACATCCCGCGCCGAAACATGCTTGCCATCCACCTTTGGGTGGCCCAGCGGCATGGGATTTCGCTCGAGCGTGTTGTAGGCCTTTTCGATTTCAGCTGCCGGGTACAACTTCCGGTTCATCACGATATCGTCCACCACAGGCGTGATGCCGCGAACCACGATATGTGGCTTGCCGTTGACGGTTTCGGTGGTGATGTTTGAAGCGGAGTTGACGACGGTCAGCACGTTAACGCGGTTGCGTTTCATGCTGGGTCCTCGTTAATGGATTTTTCGTAACATCGGCGCTCTACAGCACCATGGGAAATAATCCAGCGCAGTTATGCACTGGTAGCGCACGGTTCGACCGCAGCCACAGCACCAATAGACTGTCATGCAATGGCCTCATTGGTGGATTTCAGGCAATAAAAAAGGCCGCCTAAGCGACCTTGTCGAAATTTATGGTTTTTAAAGCTCTATATGAGTTTCATAGGCTTCATCAATGCTATCCGCACCTTCATCTATCAGGGTGCTCAATCTCCGCGAACTAAGCTTTGCCCAGTTTCCTGTAGTGGACATAACCATGAAGCATAAATCGTCGTCATGGTTTTCAACCAGCATCCAACCCAACTCTGCGAGTTCATAGTCAAGCTCAGAAAGGAAAGATGTACGAATTGAGCTCCGACCTGACATTGCGCGAAGAGTGTTTTTCGAGATCTTATATCGCGAAATATTTTTGTCCTTTTCTTGCCCATAAAAAAAGGCGTTAAGAACAATCAGTTTAGCGGTATGAGCAGCGGATAAACGATGATTTGACATGAGATGTCCTAATGTTTTGTGAATTAAGTTATGAACCACTCTATTGGCTCAACATCAATATCACACAACACTAATTTAGAGTCAATATCACCACAATAACTAATTATATCTAGCGATATCAGTTTTCCATGTCTTGCGCTCTTTCGCCAGCTTATCAGCCAACCCTTCATTGAAGATGCTGCCGTCGTCGCTGAGCAGTGCCGGGATCTGGCTGCAGTAGCAGTTGTACCGGTTCCCGTTTACGGCGTAGAAGTCGCGAACCTCTTCGGTGGTGTAGACCTTACCGTGACGGCTGGCGTGCCAGCTACGCGTTGTTGGCTTGAGCGCTGACAGCCACAGCAGGCCGGTATTCAGCCCCAGCCGGTCGGCGGCCCAGTCCGTTTCGTTCCACTGCGCCTGGCGCAGCGCGCCGACCTGCTCGGTCTGGGCTATCGCCTTGGCTCGACTCATCGACACATCGAGGCGCTTACTGATGACGCTGGCTGTTTCCCGCGGGTTAACCCCGCGCGCCACCGCATCGGTGATGATGCCTGTCAGGTCAGCCCGGGCCGCGTCACTGATCGCCTTCCAGTCGCTGAACGTTGTCAGCCTGGCGGAGGCAATCTGGTTTTGATAACCGGGGCTGCTCAAAAGCTGCTGTAGCGTCGTCTGGCTGGCGTAATACGGCGACTGCTGAGATAGGTTATTGAACGCCTCCAGCGTGCCGCGCTGCGCCTCAGCGACGATGTAATCCATCGCCCACTGGTTGTTCTCGCCGCCTTCCAGCAGGTAGTCATCCAGGATGCCCTGCACAGTCTCCAGCAGTTCTGCCAGCTCCTGCGGGGTCATATCGTAGATGAACTTCCCGGCGTTGACTTGGTAGAGCCTCGGATCCTCGCCGTTGACGTGACACAGGAAGTGCCAGCTATGGCTGTTAACCTCGCGCTCACGCCCGGTCAGGCGCTGGTCGAACAGGGCCTTAATGGCGCGCTTGATGCCGAGATAACGGTCTTCGATGTCCCGGAACATCGCGGTGACCTGCTTTGCCGATCGCGTCGGGTCAACCTTGCTGCGCGGCACTATCGGTAGACCCACCTTCTCCTTCTGTTCGGGTGTCATCGGCCAGTGGATCATCGGTTGTCACCTTATCGTCCGGGTTCGGCGGCTCTTTGGGCGCAGGCAACGGCTCAAGCCCTACCACCTGCCGCAGTTCGTTGATGGTCACCGGTGCTTCACCGCCGTACATGCCCGTTGTTTTCTGAACCACATCGGCCAACTTGGACATGTTCTCGATTTTCTCTTTCTCGCCGGGCGCCAGCAGATCGCTCCACTGGATAGTGACTTCACCATTTGTAGGCGGGTCAATGATTCCCAGCGTCCAGAAGCGCTCCAGTAGCGCGGTGATCCGGTCCGTAAGAAAACCATTACGCCTCGTGTTTCGACGGATAGCCCAGTCAGTTTTGTCCTCGTCGCTCGCCAGCCGACCAGTCTGCTGTCCGAACAGGATGGTGAACGGGATTTGCACGGAGGCTGCCAGTTCGTTCGCAGTGACTTCCCAGGTCGGGCCCGGGTCGCCGGGGGTAACGCTCAGAACGTGCATCTGCCCGGCCTGCATCACGGCTGCCGCATCGGTACCACGGTTAAGCTTGTTGACCTTGTCGCCCATCGCTTCGCCGAGATCTGCATAGCCAGCCTTCTTAGCCTGGTCAGCCAGCGTATTCATATCGGTTTCTTTGCTGAACTCGACGGCGATCTGACGGCTGGCGTTTTTCAGGAAGCCCTCGGCGCCACCGCCGGAAATCTTCTCGATATCGAGGCCTTTGTTGAAACCAGCCTCAAGCAGCGGGATGCCAGACAGGACATTTTCATCCTCTGAGCCTTCACAGAACAGGATCACCCGGCTTGGGTGCACCGGTTCGCCGCGCATCGGCCCGACAAAGTCCTGATCACCAACTGGCTGCTCGTTGAAGTTGAACATCAACGGCTGGCCGAAGGTGGGCGAGAGGCGGTCGTTATCCCAGTCAGCGACGGTTAGTTGCGGCTCCCATACCGGGATCAGCTTCACCAACGCAGACTCACCGAGGGACTTCACCAGCTTGATGTCAACTGGCTCGCTCCAGGATTTATTGTCTTTCACCTGCAACAACAGCGCGGAGTAACGTCCAACCATATTGCGGCGATCGGCGTCTTTAACCTTCGACCACAGCTTTTTCATGAAGCGGGTGACCTTCTTCTCCCACGGATTGGTCTCTTTCGCCTCTTCCGCTTCGTCACCGTCGATGATGACCGGGTAATCCTGCCAGCACCCATCCAGCAGACGGTGCACAACAGCGAACCCGGCGGCATTGCGGCGGTACATGTTGTAAAAGTCGCTGAACGTGATCGTGCGCGGGTAGCCGAACTCCTGATAGAGCGTCGGACGCTTCGTGTTGCCGCCACCGATGCCGATGGCATTCAGGTAATTCGCTCGCCGCATTTCAGTGGCGAGGTTGTTCACAGCCAGTTGAAGGCCGTTATCTTGTTCGCTCACTGGCGATGCTCCTTAGAAGAATACTGCGCCGACCTGCTTGCGGTTGTTCTTCGTCACTGCGAAGTAACGGAAGCCGTCAGCACCGTGTGAGGTGGCGTCATGGAGAGGCTTGTCTTTCCAGCAGCCGCGCTTGTCGTCCCACTCTTTCCGGTACCCCTCAAGGTGAGAGATACCCTCCGAGCATTTCTCCTCGTCGAATACGCATTTCGGGAGGATTTCACGCGCCGACTCGATGCCGGTATCGATGCCTGCTTTCGGCACAACTTTGAAATTCAGTGAGTACATCTGCCCATCGATTTCGTAACCTTCGCGCGCCAACTCTTTACGGGATTTCGCGTCAGCAGCAAACTCGCGGTTCTCGATATCGTGCGGTCCCCAGTGCTCACCGTAGATGTAGCCCCGGTCTTTCAGCACCTTCATGTAATGCCGCAGGCCCTCGCCGGAGTTTTCGTAGTAGTCGATGATGTGGAACTCTTCACCGACCTCGCGAACGAACCAGATAGCCGTGGAGTCGCCCACGCCGATATCCCAGAACGTGTGTACCGGGAGGTGCGAGTTATCCGGGATTTGGCCGATCCGCTTATTGGTGTAGAGCCAGCGGAACTGCTTGGCATAGTACGCGCCCTCGACCGACTGCTGGAATGCCTCCGCCGGGATAGTCGGGTACTCGCGCTTCATATCATCGCCGAGGGTTTTCTCTTTGGCGTGATACCAGGCCTTCTGGCGGTCATCAACGACAACGCCGTGCTTCGCCTCCATTTCAGCGAAGTAATCAACCAGGCGCTGCGGTAGCGGCTCTACCGGGTCGATTGCGTACTGCGGGTTCTTCCACCAGGAGAAGAAGAAAAACTTCCAGTCCAGCGCAGATAGCGGTTTGCCCTGAAGCGAGGCTTTCTCGGCCGCCTGGCAGTAATCGAAGAAGTACCCCGCCCGGCCCTCTGCCGTGCTCTCAATAGTGGCGAAGCATCCGGTTGATACCGCCTCAAACGCACCAGTGACGATCTCACGGGCTTTATGAGGAAACTTAGCGCATATCTTCCCGAACTCAGAAACGTGCAGGTAACGCAGCGTACCGCCACGAAAGGAGGTGCTGACGTAGAGCGAACCGCCTTTCTTGAAGACCAGCTCACCGGAAGAGTCGTTGCTCGCCGGGTTCGCCGCCCTGATTTCTTTCGGCAGCTTGTCGTATGCGTACTTCACCTTTTCACGGAACAGGCGCTTGGCGTCGTTCAGTGTATGGGCGATCAGCGCACACTTCGCCGACTCGAACAGCGCCGCATCCAGCTGGATGATGCAGACCTCAGTTGTGAAACCGAGCTGCCGGGCTTTCAGTATGATGTTGCGGGTGTGGATCCCCTCGAAGTATTCCCGCTGTTCAGGTGTCATCCTGAAGCGCGTGGGCTTACCCTCTTTGTCGGTGATCCAGTAGAGATTGTTCAGCCGCCAGTCCTTGTCGGACAGCAGCTTGAGGTGCTCAGGCTTCATTACGCCCCCTGAGAGAGCGAATCCATCAGATCGGACAGTGCGTCAACGACCTTATCTTTTTCGCCTTCGTCCATGCTGTAGGCCTGCCGTTCGAGGCCAATGAGGTTTTTCAACGTCTCGCTCAGGGCCTTCATCGACTTAACACGCTCCGGCATGCTGATGATGGCATGGTAAAGCTCGTTTAGCCGGTCACGTCCATTCTCGTCGGGCTCCAGCATTATCTGGCCCAATGCACGCAGCGCCTCAACGTCTGCGCACTCGGCCTCAAGCTCATCAAACAGCGCGTTAGCCAACGTCCTCGCCCGGCGGATATCACCGCGATGCTCCATTCGAACATTGGCGATAACCTCGGCGTTGGCCTCGATAAGTTCGCGTTCTGAGGTTGCGTTTTCGGTGCGAACCTTTGTGCGAACCTCTCGCCTGCGAACCAGATCATCGGCCTTAGCCTGAATCTTTGCAGCCAAGTCTCGCGACCATCCTTCTTTCTTTGCTCGCTTACGGATCGCTGTATCGCTGATGCCGTGCTGCGATGCAATTTCACGGAGGGACATCACTCCGGCCCGGTAAGCCGATTCGATAGCCTCCCAGTCCGGTTTTGCCATAAATCGTTATTCCTTTTCGAGGGCCTTAAATACCGCCAGCGATACTGCGGCCTGGCCTGTTTCGACATCCTCATTGATGATTGCCAGGATGCGTTCAGAGGCGGCCTCGATTTTTTCGCGCGCCTCTTCTGGCAATTCGCTTAAAGCGCCTTTGAACATCAGGTATCTGGCTTTGTCTTGTGCATCAAGTGCCATGGTTTACTCCATTTATCCCCTGCAGGGCTTAACTACGATTTATCCGTTATAGCCATTACGATGGGTCTGCCCATGGTGATGGCAATAAAAAACCGCCCGTAGGCGGCTATGTTTGTCAATCTGTCAGACTAAAACACGTTTAGTCTTTATCTCGTGCAAATCCGAAGAGTAATGCTACAACGGGTATTAATGCCCAGGTCACGTTAGGAAACCAGAACTGTAGGAATGAGCCTATCGTAATGAGTAAGTAGGCTGAGCCCATTTTCTTTCCGTACCAAGACATGGGCATCGTCACCTCACTTGTAAACACCCTCAATTCTGGCCTTAGATATATAGGCCAGATGTGTATTTCCACCATTCCTCATACTCTGAAGTCTTGGTTTAATTTTTACAAATCCCTCAAGAACCGCGATAACCGCGCCTGCAGTTACTGTCTCAAGAACGTGTGGAGAGCTAAAAGCACCCAGGATTGTCGCGATTCCGGCTCGAATATCTGATAAATCAAATTCAGGAGATATATCAAGATCAAATTTAATAGGGCTTCGCCATCCCTCGGCATTTAGTTTTTCTAAGTCAGAAATCGCCCGCTTCAGTTTTGTAAAGGTCTTTGCGGCTTGAAGAGTCGGATCGCCTGAATTGATTATCTCGAAGTACAATTCATCACAATATGAGTGCAGCGCTTGCAACTCATCTTTTCTTCGATTTTTAAATTCCAATATTTCATGTAAATCAATATTAGGCCCGGGGACAGGCAATAAATTCTCAAGTTCTAATCTCACAGTTTCTTTCGAGACAGATTGATCGGCGAATAACAAAGAGTTATCTCCAGTTTGATGGATGCTCCATGCCGTGTTCTTATCAACTTTCCTCAAGTGATCAGTAAGTTGGACTTGAGTTAACAAATGAATTTTCGGGAAATTCTCGACTGACAATGTTGAGCCAATATCCACCAACGGTCTGGTTAGCAAGCCTGTCTCCTCAAAAACACCTTCATCTGGTAGTTGCGCTCCAAAGAAGATATTTTTAGGAATAGATATTTTATCCCAATACAGTGCAAAGTAATTAAGTTGCAAGGCCGAAAGTGGATCACCTGTTATAAAGCCATGCTCACGCTGATGGACCTCAAAGGGTAAAGCAACAACACCTCTCTCCATGACTACCTCAGAATTATCCCATCTAAGTAGTCGAAAATATCACTACATTTTTTTTCAGACAATAACATTCATACATCAGGTAATCACTTCGTGATAACGCTGGTATTTCCACGTCCTCTGCTTGATGACAACGCTATGGCGAGGCTGAGTATTCATTCAGTTGACAATTTGCCTGCACCGATTTGTTATGCGCCAGCACGTCTTTCTTCGTCTGGCGATCCATCACTTCGATGTCGTGCTCAGTGAGGCGGATGACGTTTACCCAGTCGCAGCCGGTGTCGATAACTTCAACCTTTGCGGGTCCAGTTTTCGCGCAGCTCACGATCAACATCGTCATCAGGCATATGGTTAACAGTCTGCTGAACATTGCTGACCTCCCTAGTTACTTCGACGCGGCGTTCTGCGGCTGCTTTGGTAGCTTCGGCGTTCTCTTCGGTACGTTTCTTTTCTGCCTCTGCTTCGGCCTTTTCTCGCCCACGCATACCGCCAATACCAAATGCGGCCATTACCAGCATGATGGCGAGCCCGATTCCTGCCAGGATGGCTTTCAGTTTGGTCATAGGCTTACGCGCTCCCGCATCCAGCCATAGGCGAATGACTCGTTAGCCGGGCGCTGCTCTGCCAGCTCGAGGTATCGCTGACCCTGGCTGCAGTTGATAGCCCGAAGCAATACGATTTCCCCTTCATTACCGCGTTTCGCCAGGAAGGATTTCAGCGCGCTGATGCTGCGCGGGCCAATCTGACCGTCGGCGATCAGGTCGGGATAGAACTGCTGCTGGTTGTTGAATACGTTCAGCCAGCGCTGGAACCACTTCACCTGTACCGATGGCCCCATGTTCACGCCGGTGTCGCAGAGCTCAGCGGCGATAACTGGGGATACAGCTGCAACCTGATCGAAGCGTGGGCCATACCAGTAATCAGCCTCGAGGATTTCCAGAGCCTGCTCGCGGGTCAGGTTACGCATATCACCCGAAAAGCCATGGGCGCGAGCGGTCGCCTGGGTAATGCCCCAGTTCGTTGGGCCGCCTTTATCATCCGGATGATTCACGTAGCCGCCCTCTTTTCCGAGGATGGCATTGAAGATGTCGTCTTTGGTCATGGCTCCACCCTTACAACCTTTGCCAGATTTCCCCTGGCGCGCCATACCGCAAAGCAGATGGCTGCATTGAGCATCAGCTCGCCGGGATCTACATAACTGTAATGCCCCAGGATAATGCGAAACGCCGTGAACCCGGCAGCCAGGATAAGCAGGTATGCCATCCATGCCACGCCGGGACGATGGGTTTTCCCGTTCTTACGGAAGAACATCAGGCGCCCCACGATAGCGAGGCAGATAACGGCATTTGCATCGAGCAACAGCATTTGCCATGTCATTGGCCTTCCTCCTCCAGCCCGGGCATCTTCCCGCGTTTTGACTTGGCGAGGATACGCAGCAGGACTGCAACGGAAATGGAAGCCGAGACCAGCGCCCCGATGGACGGGGACACTTCAATGCTCACCGGCGGCTTCATCAGGCTCAGTGGGGTATTGATAACCCCCGCCATGATTTTCGCCATCGGCTCAGAGAAGAACACGCCACCCATAAACGAGATGACTGCAAAGATGATCTGCTTCCAGAGTTGATGGGGCTCAGCCGTCAGCACATACATTGCCGACCCTGCGAGCGCGCACAGCATTACTGCAGGCGTAGCCTCAGGAAAGAGCGAGGCGAAAGTTACCCCAGCTGTTCCCGCTGTTACAGCGCTGGCAGAAGTAAGTGGATCAGACATAGATATTCCGTGTGTAAGTAGGGTTCAGGCTCTCCGGATGAATTAACGACAAACCTTGATGGGGGTTTCCGGGAGCCTGAAATAGAAAAAGGCCGCCAATCGGCAGCCTCTAAAATTCTTTGCCACTACCCGGAGTGGCCACGCTCATGCCCTTGAGGTGCTGTCGCTCTGTCGCCGCTAATAACCGGTGCGCGTCTGGCTTTCGCGCTGCTCTACCGGAGCTTGTTTTGATCTATGAACCCTAACCCATCACTACACAGGCTCGTCATTACGCGACTCGGGGCAGCATCATGACTGCTGCATTGCCTTTCGGCTGCGGTCTATCCGTTTGGCTGTCACATAGTATGGCCCTCCAGAAACGACAAAGCCCCACGGGGTTAACCGCAGGGCTTTTAACGAAGGCAGTAATCCATCGTTGGAACGAAATTAACACAGATTCCGGAAAAGTAAATAGCTCACGCTTGAAATGTAAGCTATTTCCGTGAGCGCTATCGCGTTATCTGTTTCAGCTGCGCCTCTGCCCAGGCTTCTTCGATATCAAATTTCGTGATCAGCTGATCGTAGAATGGCTTAACCGACTTTTCCCAAGTGGCGACAGAGATCGCATCGGTAAGCCGGCAAACAGCCGCATATGCCTCAGTCGAAGGGATTCGCTCATAACCACGCCCGCTGCAGCGCTTACAGGCGCCGAACACCGGCACACCCTGCCTCTTCGTTTCCTTCTGGTTTACCGCTGTTCCGCGTCCCCGGCAGTCGTTACAGGCGCAGCTGATAACCTTCTTCCCCTTGCAGACCGTGCACAGCACCCGGGCCACCTCTTTCACCTCGCGCCGATTCTGATGCTGCGAAGGGATAACCTTTAGCCCCCATTTTTTTGATTTTTGGATGATGTCCTTTGCGCATCCAGAGATGCTGGTTTTCATACTAAATACGTCAGCCTCAACGAACCCCTGCCCCGCGCAGCAATCGCACGGCTTCACGCTGGCTGCGCTGCGCGAATAGTCCTCAAAGGCGAACGCGGCCAGCTGGCGTATCACCAGTGGCTTAACCGCGGCATCCAGCTTGCGCAGCGCGGCGACCTTATCGCATTTGCTCAGCGCGTAATCGGCCAACAGCGCGATCGCCCGCTCCCTGTCGTTATTGCTGATCCCCATCTTTCCGAGGAAAGCGCTGTACCCCATGGCGGCGCGTTCCTGGGTCATGCCCATGGCAGCCATGATATCTGTACCGGTCAGCGCATCTGATGCAGTGGCGCGCGGGGAGTCGCTGATCATCGTGGACTTTGCGAAGTGGTATTTCACGGTATTTTCAAGATTCACGCTGCGGCCCTCTCTGGCTGTGTGGTTTTGGTCTGGTTCTGGCTGTGCTTTGCTACTGGCGGCTGCGCGGCGCGCGATATGCTTTCGGCCTGGTAACGCTCAATATCTTTTCTGGTCATGGCGCGCACTCCCCTATGATGATCTGCCCTTTTTCGCCCCATACTTTGGTAACCCGGCCATCCCATACACGGCTGTCGTCGTCGAAAATCGCGTCCAATAGCGCTTTCTCCAGATTGTCTTTGTCTGGTTTTTTCTGGTGCGCCTGACCATCCAGCTGAGCTCGCTTCTTCTTGCTCCAGCTCTTTGGCATGGGGATGACGAAGGTAACGTGATATCCGGATTCAGGCAGGCTGATCCCCAGCAGGCGCACTTCGTCTTTGAATGCCCAGTACGCGGTAGTTGCTGGCCGTTTCAACCAACGATCGCGCTGTGTCATACGGGGCTTGCTCACAGGTGTGACATCGTAAATTCTCACGCTTTCACCAGCCCCTCTTTCAGCCAGATAACCTGTGTGCGGGCCATGCCTTCCAGGGCGCACTCCTTTGCATACTCCGCATCCACCAGGTGGGTTCGGCGGTCAATTTCGTCGTGACAACAGCTGCATGCGATGGTGGCGATCAGGTCAGGCGGCTTAATGCCGGTACCGCACAGACCAGCCAGGCGGATATGCGCCAGAACGGATGTTTCAGGATTGCCATTGCACACGCCGGGGATCCTCACCTGGCATTCGCGACCGCGTGCTGCTTTGCGTAAATCAGCCATGCTCACCCCCAGACCTTTTGGCGGAACGTATGCGGCGTCGGCTCGAGGTACCTCACCTCCTGCCGCTCAACGCTGACGGTCCAGGTGAGGTAATCACGATTAAGGCTGCGCGTTACGGCTACCCCGCGCCGCTGGTACTGCCGCTGAAGTTCATCGGCCTGCTCGGTTGTGCATTCGGTGTAGTGGAACCATGATTTCGCCATCTGGTCAGCCCCCGAAGCTCATCAGCTGCGCAGCGGCGTTCTCAGCCTCGCGCTGGTCCTTGAACGCCCTGGACAGGATCCAGCGCCACAGAACATCGAGCGCGGCTTTGTAGAGCTGCTGGAACTCGGTCTCGTCCATGTTGGCGAAGGCGATGCTGCGGGGGTGTTTCCGGAGAGTTCCGTCAGGCAGCTGGATGGCGTCGTAATGCCCGGATTCGATGGTGACCCAGGCGCGATACGCGTCAAAAGATTTGCAGGCGCTGATGCTGCCAGTACGTTTGTCGGCGATGCGTTCGAGATACTGCTCAGCAGCATCCAGCAGCGCGGTTTCACTCCCGCCGAACGATGCAAGGTATTTGGCATAGCCGGTCACCAGCTTGCGTTCGTTGGAGGAGATAGCGCCGCCGGTTGGTTCCCAGTATTCGAAGCCGAGATTCAGTAGAGCGAAGAAGCGACGATGGAAGGCCGGGTTACGGACCTGTTTGAAGTCGGCCACCAGCACGGCGCCGAGCTTGATTTTTGATTGCAGTAATTCGCTGGTCTCGGGCGTGGCCGGGATCAGGATTTCTGAGGACTGCTTGATGAGTTGTAACTGCGCCATGGGAGCTTTCTCCGTGGCGCATCGTGGTCAGGTTACCGGTTGTTCAGGCCGATACAAACATTATGCTATTCAGGTGTTAAAAAGGTCAATTGTTGGCTGACAACTCCCTGACGATCTCGACCAGCGTTTCACGAGATATCACGCGTTCATCCGCCAGGAGGTGCTTATGGCCGATTACTGCACCAGCAGTATTTATCAGCACGCGATCCCCTGGCCGGAGTTTAAACGAACCTACAGGCGCTCCGTCTGAACGCCTCACGAGATCGTAATACTCACCTCCATCAGAACACACCTCAGCCACATTAACCCCCTTGCTATCAACAAATTTACACTCTACCGGCAGGGAGAATGCCCTATTGGAACCAAATACCCAGAGGCCAATTACCCAATCAGGTTTGCCGGAAGAAAAAACAATTTATACCACAGCCAATAAACCATACATCATATTACTGTATGGATAAACAGTATTTATGCGTTTTGGTAAGTATGCACATGAAAGGCATGTTTACGAAAGCCCAGATATATGATTGATTTAATTGAATATTATCGCCACTTCCGCGGAAAAAATGATGCTAATTCTTAACACTCGCTTCAGGGAAAATTACTGCTATAAATATCTGATTCACCGGGCCTAGTATGCCTCCGATGAGGTACAGGCCTGAGCCTGAGAGTATATTCCGAGAGTGACAGACTGTGTCAGGTTGGTAATTTGTTATAAGAGTTTATCTTCCTGACTGGGTTGTAGTAGTCTTGATGTTATGTTTTGAGTTGTTGCAGTGTTTCTAAGTTTTGTTAAGAGCATTTTTCTTCTTGCGATAAGTTAAACTTTGAATTAATCTTTGAGATACTCAGGATTAATTTTTCCCGTTTTATCAATATCATATTTTCAAAAAAATTTCTAATTATCTAAATGTTAGAGGAAAAATGAAAAGCAAAGACAGCATCAAATATTCAAACTACCTTAACAATGTTAGGGTGGTTATATCTAAAAGACTAAAGCCAAATATTGGAATCATTTCAAACATAATACCCTCCGCAGATGGTGGCGGTATTGTTGAATTAGAGTTTGTGCACAACAAACCCAGCAAGGATAATATTGGTAAACATATTTATCCAAATCTAAATTCCGCATTGAAAAATGTCAAACAAAGCGCATTTGCAGGTAATCTTGATGCTTTCAAATTTTCTGGAACCAATGGCGTTATGGAAGGTAATAAAATAATATTGATTAAAGATGGTTCTGATTCGGAATGGACCATGGAAGCAGCAGATAAAGACGCCTCTATGATTTTTGGGAATGTGAAATGAAGCACAATCGTTTAACAGGAGAGATTGACGGTACTCCTCAAGAAATTAGCGATTTTTATACTAACCTTGGTTTCAATGCTGATGATGTTTTCGAAAAAAGACATAAGACTTTTTTGATTGCTTTGCCAGCGACCTTGTTCATTTTGTGTTGCGTTGGTCTTTTAATATTTGATCAGACGCTTGTCGGCGAAAAGGCCTTCACAATAGAAGCAATCATCACATTATTTATTGCCCTATGGTTTACGGCTTCTATCCAGCATTACCTAAAACAATGGATTACCACATTGATTGTCTTCATAGGATGTTTACTCATATTGCTTTTGGCCAGCAAACAAATAACACTTAACACTATATCCACTATATCTCAAGATGCCGCCAGAAGTTATCTGAAGAATGATGACAAAGGCAAATAAACAGATAAGCTGGCTGGCAATGTTGTTAAATGAATTTTTGCCAGCCACTTGAGTGAGCATATCAGGAACGCATTTCAACATCTTTGTCACCCCTCCACTCTGAGATGGTCGGCAACAGAAGCCAGTGCGTTATGAAGTTCAATTGCGCCCTCTGAACTCAAGCCAGCATAATCATAACTGATACTAAGGCGATTCGTAACGCAGTCGGTATCAAGTTATTCCGATGACTGTTCCTGAGCGATAGCAATAGTACACACTTCAGCCCGGAAGGCGTCGCTGGACGGGGTTTCGTTTAGAGCTTTAAGAATTACCTGTTCCCACTTGTTGAAATAGACTCCACCAGGACGAGCCGAGACTAACTGACGAAGGACATCAGACATGTTCCAGTTTTCTGCTATCACTGACATCAGCACCGTATTCTCCGTAGCCAGCGCATCCCGCTGCTTCGTCATCTCGCGCAGCGCCGCAGTGGTGCAATCCAGCCGTTCGGCCAAGCGCGAAACAATCTTCGCCATATCCATGATTGCCGTGTCGCTGCTTATCGCTTTCGCGAACTGATGACCAACGGCCACCAGCTCTTTGTTGTTCAGTGAATCACTCATGCCCGTGCACTCCCGATAATTTTGTGGATCTGATAGCCCTGCCAGTTCTGGCGGCAAACGTCTGCAATGCTGGGTTTCTGACGAGCAACCGGCATTGGCTTGATGCGAGCCTCCCCGTCTGGCTCCATGATGTAGACCGGGTGATGGCGCTGGCCGATGTTCTTCACAGCACCAGCAGAAACGAGATGCTCGAGCAGGCGACAGGCCTTTTTGCTGTCGCAGCCCAGCAGCCGGCGAACCTGACGCGGGGTGATCTCGCCGCCGTGCTGAATGGCGCGGATGATTGTCCAGAGGTTGTTACTGGCCATTGCCCACCTCCGTGCCCACCAGCTGGTTAACGAGATTCTTGTGGCGGCCAACAACCCGGACCGCATCGCGCAGTTTCTCTAGGCTCGCCAGCTTTTTTCTGGTGCGGCGGATTTCGCGGGAAAGCACCCGGACAGTTGGGATTACCTGCCCGGCTGATCGTCCTTCGGTGAACGCGGGGATCTCGCTGACGAACTGCTCCAGCGGCTTTTCGGCGTCGGTTAATGCGGGAGCAGCAGGAGCTGGCTCAGGTTCGACTGGCGCCGCAGTTGTAGGCGAGTCGGCACGGACTAAGTAAACAAACTTGCCGTCAATTTTTTCGCGCAGGATTTTGCCCTTCTCCAGGTGATAGGTCAGCATAGGCGCTACTCGTTTTGACTCGATTCGCGCCAGCGCGGCCAGCTCAGCAGAAGATTTTGGCCCATGCTCAGCCAGTAGTCGGGCCAGGTCATTCACCGTCACTTTCACAGGCGGCTGGACTGCGGCTCTGGCGGTTCGGTTGAGCGAAGGCTTCCCAACGACCCAGTAACCATTGCTCTGGGTAACCTCTTCGCCCTCTTCGTGCTCTCGCAGCATGTTCAGAGCGGTTGCAGGCTCAATACCCAGACGGCTTGCGACCTCGCGAGCGGTCGCTTTGCCCATTACGTTTAGTGCTTGAATTACGGTTTCCATAGTTTTGCCTTCCCCAAATTATTTAACAGGACGCAGGTGCGACACTTTCCCGCGGTAGCTGGCCCAGTCGAAATTGACCCAGATCCCGCTATCCATCCGCAGGCGGTCCATCACGCGTTCACCCAGAACTCGCTTCAGCTCATCTGCGTTCAGGTTTGTCAG